GAATGGATTCCAGTATGACGCGACCGGCGTGCTGACCGATGGCCGCTACAAGGTGCGCTTTGTAGATGAGAACTTCCCGAGAGTTCAAGGCAGCGCGGCCAGCGGCGAGAGTGCGGGCGGGCGGTTTACGATTCCGTTTTCAATTATCGAGGTGGATTGAAGGAACGAATCTTTATCCAGCGGACCTCTTCAGCGGTACTCATTCGTAGAGAAGTTTGCGAAACATCGAAGCCAACCGGAAAATCAAATACGTGCTCAATCTGACGCCTCAAACTCTCTTCGTGGCTTGTGAAATCTACTAGATTGCTCGGGAAATCAACAATCACAGGAACAGCACAAGCAGCTTTCAGGAAATCACGTCGATTCATTTAGCTCCTTCTGTTATGTGCAGCGGTCTGGGCTTGATTCCAGATCCCTTGGCCTTTGGACTATAAACTCGACCTCCACTTCCCGACATTACATCGGTGGATCATCTTTTCGAATTTATGCGTTTCCTTCAACGCCGCCGCTGCACGGAACACAATTCTAATTAATGGCTGATCTTTTTGGCAATCTCATTTCTGTCCCAGAACCGAGCATCGATGGCGTTTACCCGATAGCCCTGGAGCCAGAAGTCGAGCGCTCTTCCGGTGCCGAGTACGTCATCCATAAGATTGGACTCAAGAAAGAACAGCGCATCATCAAGCGCAAGGGCGGCAACCGCTGGAAACTGCGCCATACCTTCCTTACCCAAGCCGAACTTGACGACACCCTCAAGCCATTCTGGGATGATCACCGAAGCCCGATGGCGCTGTTTTACTTCTATGATCCATTTGAACAGCCCTGCCCCGATGATACCGGCGCCGAAGAGACTGGCCGTTATATCGTCAGGTTCCTCAATACAGAACTGGAGGTTCGTTATCTCAGGGACGGTGCTGCGGAAGTTGAAATAGAGCTCATTGAAGTCAATACATCGACAAGCATTCTCCTGGTCGGCGTCTCTTGGCAGTATTATAACTGGCGTCATCCAGGGGCTGCGCTCTCTTATTTTGCCGCCGCTGAAATTACCGACAACGATGGACTCGTACACTTCTGCAAGATCCATCCGGCAGAGAACGAACTCGGAACACAATCAATCAAGGTATCAGATCGGCGCGTATTGTTGGAGCAAAACTCTGGACCCAGCCCGACGGAACGCACTGGAACATACCTTCCTCGTCTTCTGGCTTGGGACATTCAACAAGAAATAGGCAGCGGTGACCAAGCGTCATTCGTCTTTGACGATACTGACGGAGTTTGGCGCGCCTATGCAGAACAGATCGACTTGTATCGGGCTGACTTCGATTTCACGGCTTCACCAGCTCAAAGCGGGCATCTGGCCCAACTCTGGCGCGGCTACGTTGTCGATTGGGAATGGGATCAAAAGCAAGGCACTTTCACGATTCAATGTGAAGGCGGAATCCAGCAGTTGCAACAGCAGTTCCCCAAGCGGCTCGTCTCAACAACCTGCCCCCTGCGCTTCAACGATGGTGGTGAGTGCCCCTATGACGCGGTAGGCTCTGGAGGCGATCCTGATACATGCGACAAGAGCCTAGACGGTGCAAATGGCTGCGCGGCGCATGGGATGACGAACTACTTCCAAGGGATAGTCATCAAGCCACAGACGGCAACCGGGAAACTCAACAATACAGGAGTTGCAGGTCTGTTCAAGAAGAGCTATACCTCGACCTCCACGCCTTTCAAAACCATCTATGGCAAGCCAATCCCCATTGTTTATGGTTTCGGTAGGCAGATCGTCGAAGCGGAAATATTTGAAACGCGGGATGAGTCGGAGTTCTTTGTAGCCAGCGGCATTCTGTCCGAAGGCCCTATTGATGAAGTCGGACAGGTATTGTTGGACGGCATGACGCAACATTTTGGGTACGATCCGGTAGTAGCCTTGGGTGCTTTAGGTCAGGACGTAGGAACGATCCTTGACCCAGACTTTCGAAGCTCACGCACCGCCTTTGTCAGTATACGGCGCACCGATGAAGTCGGCTTGCAGAGCCCGCTGGAACCACACCAGATTCTTGTCGAAGTTCTCAACGGCGTGAAGGTGATGGCCTTCTGGTGGTGGACGGGGCCTTTCGCTAACTCAGGCGAGGGTGTTAGTTCTAACCCAGTTCATATTGCTATCGATATAGCGCTCCGCGCTGCTGGCCTACGCTTCCCGCCCTACAATCTAGGTTCAGGATGGATAAAGGATAATTTTCTCGATCTAAACACCTACATCGATGCAATCAATTACACCAACCAAGCGGTGCCTGCGCTTGTGGGATCTGGCACAGAACCACGCTTTGAATTTCGTGGTGCCATTCGAGAGCCCAAGCCGGCTGTTGATCACATTCGAGACGTGCTGGCGCAAGCAGCATGTGATCTGGTCTTCAGCTTTGGTCAGTTATCGCCAAAACCTCGCAAAGACGACATCACGGTCCCGCCGCCTTGGCAGGTCACGTTCGAGCAGAATCAGAATATCATTGATGGCAGCTTCCGAACATCTCGCCTAAAGCCTAGTTTTAATTCGCTAACATTGCTTTACAGTGACATCGATTATGACTTTGCCGAGCGCGACATTACGATCTATGACGAGGCGCACCAACTCAGATTAGGGTTGTTCGATATCTACGCAGAGGGGACGAATCAGCATCAGCCATTCGTCTTGAAGCAACAGCGCACACTTAGCGGAGGCTTCAAGGCATCTCAGGTCATCCGCCTTGGAACTCAATTACTTGCCGAAGAATTAGGTGGCGGAATAGGTAATGCAGACGAGCAGCGCAAAGCACGCACAGTCAGTCTGACCGCTCCCCTGATTGGCCTTGGAGTCGAAATCGGCGATGTTTCCAATATTATCCATGACGAATTACCAGACGGTGCGGCTTACGTTCGTTGGGAATCGTGGCGCTATTCCAGCGACCTAACGATAGAACTCAAAGGCCGCACCGTTACGGCATCGATGTACGGCGCAACGCCGCCGCAGACTCCATCCTCAACAACGGGCGATCCGGTAGTCGGCATTCCTGGCGGCTCGCAGGGCAGTGACGGCACTGAGAACGAGCCGACTACTTTGCCTGCTCCAGTGCTCACGCTGATCAGCATCGACTATCGAACGGCTCAAGTTGGCAGAAGCTGCGAGCCTGAAGAGCTGCCAGCGCCACAAGCGCCAGATGCGCCGCCTACATGGATTCCTGCGCCGCAGAGTACGCCAACGCCTCCAGACGACCTCGTAGCGCCAACGGCACCGACGACATTAGGCGCAGTCACCTTAAGCACTCAGGCCACATTGAGCTGGGTGGCATCAACCGACAACGTTGCGGTGACTGGCTATTTAGTCGAGCGCTGCTCTGGTGCAGCCTGCACCGATTTTGTTCAGATTGCACAACCCTCTGGAACCGCCTATGTCAATCTTGGTTTGACAGCTTCTACTACTTACAGTTATCGCGTGAGAGCCCGAGATGCTGCCGGCAATCTTAGTTCTTATTCCGACGTACTGACCATAACGACACCAGCCGCGCCTGTCGACACACAATCTCCGACAGCACCGTCCAGCCTGACGGCTACTCCGAGTTAATCTATGCCTCAGATTGATCTAAGTTGGGGAGCTTCGACAGACAATTACGCCGTGCAAGATTACCTGCTTGAGCGTTGCTCTGGCGGTGCCTGTACAAACTTCGCTCCTTTGGCAACGGTGCTTGGACTGACCTATGCGGACACTGATGTAATCGATGGAACGACCTATCGATATCGAGTGCGGGCTCGCGATGCTGCTGGTAATCTCAGCGGCTATTCGCCGATTGCCAGCGCAACGGCTACAGCGAACGAGCCGGCGCCACCTCCAGCATCATCCGATCCCGCGTTTCACTTGCAGCCAGGCTCGCCAGCTTGCCATGCGGGAGTCTATATTTCCGAGGTGCAGTTTGATAAGGATGGACGACAGCGGCCTAATCCTCCTTCAATTGGTGCCTATGAAGGGAATTGTCCTTTACCCTAAATGAGCACTTACTATATAGCCACTTCAGGAAGCAACTCTAACGGCGGATCGATCAGTTCCCCATTTCTGACACTCGCCAAAGGCCTCAGCGTGATGGTGGCTGGAGATACGCTCTATATCCGTGGTGGCACATATACCGAGACGATCAATAGCAACAGTTACACTATCCCGGTAGGTACATCATTTTCTTCGCCGGTAACGATTGCTGCCTATCCGTCAGAGACTGTCACTCTAGGAGCTGGTAATGGGCCAGGTTCAACTTTAGTAAATTTTGCTCACTCTTACATCCGGTATATAATTTTCGACCGGCTTATTTTGGACGGCAGAAATCGCGGATCTTTTGGCGCGAATATCATTAGCTTATATGGTGGACCGAATCATCTTCGATTCACGAATTGCGAAATCAAAAATTCAGCCTCGCAAGGCGTGGAGACTTTTGTAGCAAATGGATTTTCGTCGGACTTCAACGAATTTATAGATTGCAGCATTCATGATAATGGCGTGGATGACAACCTGGATCATGGGTTTTATATCTCGACAAAGAACAACATCATCCAGGGTTGCGACATATACGACAACGCCGCTTTTGGTGTGCAGGTTTACGATGGAGCTGGCCACAGAGCTGACAACAACGTTGTCCGATCCTGTCGCCTGCATGGAAATGGTCGCGGAGGAACGGTCCTTGGATCAGGGGACAATATCCAAGCGTATAACAACCTGATTTATGGAAACGCTCGTGGCATCTGGGTTTCCTCGAATTCTCCGACGAATGTCAGGCTTCTAAATAACACGATCTACAACAATTCCATAGCTGGGATCATCGTTGATTCCGCTTCAGACACCATCGTCAGAAACAACATTATCTATTCAAACGGGACTACGATTACAGGCAGTTGCATTGCAGACCACAACCTTACGACGAATCCACTCTTCGTTTCTGTATGAGACAGGACCATAACCGCTAATGCCCTGCCCGCCTGATCTGGTCAATTATCTGGTCGTCGAGATATCAGAAACGCCTGGGTTTGAGAATCCGCTCACTCAGGTGCTTCCATCCTCGGCCACCATGTTTCCGGTCAATGGTGCTTTCGATACTCCGAAATATGTTCGAGCGAAATGGCGTCGGAGCACCGATCCGCTTGACGAGGGTCCATGGTCGAACGTGTTGCTAATCACTTTCTTGAAGTTGACTCCCGATGAAGTTGATGGCACGCCTGGCGCGACCGATGTTGAGCGGCCACCTGTACCCGTCATCCGCAGCGTGTATGGATGGACTGAGTTTATAGAACTCGTCATGCTGGGAGGGCCTCAGGCTGAGGGCGCACTTATTGCTTACGGATGCGCACAAGCGACACAGAACGGCGGAAGTTGCATCTACATAAAAAATCTGTCGAGCGATCCATCAATTTCAATCGTCGAAGCTGCTCTCATCATCGGAGAGCCTTACCCACAAGTGAATTGTGATGGCGATAAGACGATTGTAGCGGGATTCCATCCAAACGATCCTTTTGAAACCGGAAACCCGATTGTCGATGTTTCTAACTACGCTCCCTATATAGCTGCTCCACCTGAGGCTGATTTTGCCGTTCCAAGTGGACAGATTCAATATCACCGCGTAGCTAAAACACCACCCGATGGAGTCACCCCTGGCCACCCGGATTACGATTGTCTGGCTTCGCGCTGTCCAGATCCTGGCGATCCTGGATATAACGCGGCCTATGCCTGCACAAGCGTTTATGATGTGGCTAAAACTCAAGCTGGTTTCGATCTTCCTGGCGGTGGAAATTACTACGTCAAAGTGGATTCTGGCATCGCACGAGCTTATCAAACCTATGTCAACGCCTTAGGACGTACTGTATTCCCGCCATTGCTTGGAGTAGCTATTGGTGGGGTTGGCATATTTGCCAGCTTTACTCAGGTAGGTTCTGTCTATGTAAAATTTTCTACAGGCTTGGAACTCTATCATCAAGCCTTAGATCTCAGCCAAGACTTAGGTGGATTTCAATGGGACGCACAGGCCGATGCCGAACTTCAACTTGATGACTTTTTTGTTTTCATTTCAGAAACTCCATTCTCCGATGATTTAGACGCTGCTAGTTGGCAGGACGCCGTTATCAATAACGACCTTCCAACTGGAGTTCATCTCGTCATGGTTTCACGCTCGACAAACCTGCTCGTCAGTAATATTGGAGGGCAGCGATTAGATCCGCCAAAGACTCCAGAGGAATGGCCGGAATACAACAAGTCCTATTATTTCCGTGTAGGCGCACGTCGGCCTACTGACTCATCGCAGACATCGTTTGTCTATTCCGAAACATTGAGTGAGCAGGCTACCGGAAGACTCGGTTCCATGTCCAAGCTCGCTCAAGCTCTTGGATTGGTAGAGCCGCAGACCTCTATTGCTGGCGATACTTGGAAAGAACCCGTAGATACAGCTGCTGATCTTCCGGCGACCGGTATAACTGGAGACACACGGCTGGTCATCGATGAAAATGCGATCTATTCCTACGTTGGCGGATTGTGGCGAATCTCCCAAGCGACATTGGAAGTGGTTGGAGAAATCGTCTGGGGTGTCTCTACGCTCACAACAGGCGTCACTCGTGGTTTCCGTCCGACGATTCCGAAGGGCATTGTGGACGGAACATTAACTGGCTGGTGCTTGAAATGCGACACAGCGGGCAATGGAGACACTGTGGTGGATATCAACCTCAACGGGACAACCATTTTTACGACGCAAGCTAATCGACCGAAGCTCACGAGTGGTCAAACGAAATCCACCGGCACGGCCATTGATGTCGTCGATGTATCGAGCGAGGACGACTTGACGCTGGATATTGACTCGCTGCCCGGTTCTGTCCCGGTGAAATTGACGGCCATTTTGTACTTCAAACAAAGCGCGCAGCTTAGTTAAATGAAATCAACTAGCGAGGCCAAGTAGATGGCGCGAATTGGTGACTGGGGTTTTGAAGGAGGACATGAACTCATGTTCTCGGAAAGTCCAGACATGTCGGTCACGACCGCTGGATTTATTACCGGGCAATATGGAGTCAGAGGTGGACTCGGAGGCGGAACGGCTAGAGCCATACTCCCATTGCCGTCTTCTTATTCTGAGCTCTACGTGGGAAAGAATTTTAACTCCACATCCTACAGCACAACGGGCGCAATCTTTGGATGGCGTAAGAGCGGGACAGTCCTTGGAAGTATTCGATTAACTACCGGACGCAACATCACGCTTTATGTTGGAACGTCGCAGGTAGCAACCGGGACGACCGTATTGCACGACGACTCAAGTTATAATTTTCAGATTAGAGTAAAAATCGGGAATACGACGACTGGCAGTATTCAGGTTAAGGTGGATGGTAACCTAGACATTAACTATGACTCACAGGATACTCAACCTGGAGCTGATGCCGATATCAACGAATGGCAACTTGGCAACCTTGGAATAGCCGCTGGAGGCGGAGTTGCCGTCTATGATGATCTGATTATCAACGACACGACGGGGGGGTTTAATGATGGCTGGCCCGGTATTCGCTATATCTACCCAGCTCTCCCCACTGGTGACAGCGCCTCGAATAATGCTTGGTCAAGATCTACCGGCTCAAACGGCTATCAGTTAGTTGACGAGCGGCCACACAATACTACCGATTATGTCTTCAGCACCACAAACGGTCAGCAGCAAGGCTTCACCCACGCAGCCTCTGGAGTTCCGGCTTCAAGCACAGTCAAAGCGGTACGCTTTGACTATGTCGCTTATAAGGTTAGCGACGGACAACTTAAGGTCGGCACGCGCTCGTCCTCCACAGAGGACTTGAGCGCAGCTCAAAACCTTGGCATCTCGCCGACCGTCTTGACGGCCTATTACGAGAACGATCCAGCAACATCAGCCGCGTGGGCCAGTATCTCTGCGGCTGACGCTGCTGAGTCCCTAGTTGAGTCTGTCATCTAAAGCTGTGAGTGATAAGCCACACGATTTCGGCTCTTTGGTATGTATCTATTCGCAGATACTTCCGCGCATACGGGAATCGGGTAAGCAGTTGGGTTACGCAATAGCTATTCACGGGACGATGACCCGCGATCTAGACCTTGTAGCTGTTCCTTGGACCAAGGATGCAGTCGAGCCAATGATGTTGGTACAGATGATTGCAGAAACCGTTGGGGGCTTCATTATCGGTGATCGTACAGATGAGCGCGGCGTCATATCTGACCACCCTACTGAACAGCCGCACGGCAGAATGTCATGGAACATTTGCTGGGGTGGAAAGACGTTTATCGATCTCAGCGTGACGCCGCGGAGCGCGCAGAATGGCGGAAGTTGATTTAACTCAAGTAATCAAGAACCTTGAAATCGACCTAGCCGAAGTCCGCATCACGCAGGTAATCAAAAACTTAGAAATCTCCACAAATACACTCATCCTCACCCAAGTCATCAAAATGCTAGAGGTCGAACTACCGACCGACGATGATTTCTGCTTCGTA